TCAAAGAGAGAGCGCCACCTGTCCTGATTTCATTGGATGCGGCTGAACCGGATTTGACTCTTTTGGCGTTGCAATCGAACGAACAAAAGTTTCATGGGTAACAAAAGTATGGCTGCAGTTAATGTTCTGGCACTGGTTGTAACGCTCTTTGGTCAATGAAGATACCTGAAAACTGCTGCGAGTATGGGCGGCACTTCCACACAGTGGGCAAATCATCATTTTTCGAGTTCTCCCCATTTTTGCTAAATTCACAATAATGATACCGCATTATTCCATTTTGCAAACTTAAAAGTTCTCCATTGCGAAGAATCATTCCATTTCGAAATCATCAATCCTCACTTCAAGCTCCAGACTGGTTGTAAAACCGTTATCGGGGCTGACGGTATGCGTCAGAGTCGTAATGGTCCATTCCGCATCATCTATCGGCTGTTTAAAGCCACTGACCTTCACAGGCATTTCTGTGTAGAGATCTGCCCGCCCTTCCGCCAGTTGTAGCGAGAATGATGCAACGCCGCGTTGCAGGCGTTCCCACTGCATTTTCGCTGCCCGTTCGGCGTTGCTCCGGTTGGCATAAGTGCGATTAAGTACCAGCACGTTTTCATCCGTACCCACCAGGTAATCGCCCTGCTTCTCTTCCGGCTCTTTCTTCTGCTTCTTAGTCCTGCGCTTACGCTTCACCGTAGTGCTTTCTTTCTTCGCGGGTTCGCGGGTATGCAACCAGCTGGCAATTACCCCCGTGTAAGCTCCGCGATCTGCCAGGGTAAAGCGGTGACTGTCGCCGTCCTTACGTGTGATAGTAATCACCGGCAGTGGTTTACCGCTGGCGCTTTTGCCCTGTCCCTGCCGGATGAATAACAGATTGCCATTTTTCACCGATGCAATGGCACCGTACTGGCGCGCCAGCCGCATCAAAAAACTGCCGTCACTCTCATTAGTCTGGTCTATATGCTCCACGGGCTTATCCGACAGGTCTTTACCCAGTGCCATCTTCAGCTTGTGCCGCGCGGCTATTTCCTTCACCACTTCCCCGATGGTGGTGTTATGCCACGATTTTTCACGGCGGGTATTCAGCGTTTCCCGAAAATCAGCACTTCGCGCCCGGATAGTCAGGCGGTCCGGTGCGCCAGTGTGTTCAATCTCGTCCACCGTGAATGCCCCTTTCGGGAAAAGCGGCTGCCCCTTCCAGCCCAGCGCCAGCGTAATGACCGCACCACGGCGCGGCAGCACGATTTTTCCGTCGGCGTCGTCCAGCTCCAGATCAAGCTGGTCCGCTTCAAAGCCCCGATTGTCCGTCAGCGTCAAACTCATCAGGCGGTTATCCAGCACAGTGGTGATATCCCTGCCCTCAATACTGATGCTGAATGCGGGAGTTTTGTTGCCTTTGTTAAGCAGTTCAGAGCTGAAATTCACGACAGAAGCCCTCCCACCGTTTTACTGATATCGCTTAAGGCAGATGTTGCCGTTCCCTGCAGATTATTCAGCTGCGCACTGAGATCACCGAACATATCGGACAGGGATTCATCCACCCGTTTGAGCAACAGGGTGAACTCAATCCGGCGCGGCATACCGTCGCGGAAAAACTCCGTTTTAGTCTGATTCAGTCCCTCAATCACATACATGCCATAAATCGTGCCGCTGCCTTCAATCAGGGGCCATGCTTTCCCCTGTTCTGCCATCTGCTCCAGTGCCAGCAACGACAGCCTGCCGCCTGTTATCTCCGGCATAAGAACACCGGAAAGCGTCAGCATGTCGTTGTCCGGTCCCAGAAACTGCGTGGACGGACGACGGTTTACCCGACTGTTTGCCGCATGTCGCCAGCTACGTTGATACTGCAGTTCCTGATACGGCACGGTGCGCAGCATAAACACGTACAATCCCAGTACCATCATCATGCGTCGTATCCCCCCTGATCGCTGTAGTTACTCCTGGCTTTTGCCTTCAGCCTGCGTTCACGTTCATCAAGCTGGCGGGCCACCTCCCGCGCAATATCCTGCGCACTTTGTCCTGGCTGTGTCTGGATGATGATCTGCGTCGGTGCTTCAATCCGGTAAATGGGCGGCACAGTAGCTGCACGACTCACCATCGCTTCACCGCCTTTCGCGGGAAGCGCCAACGGATGCAACGGTGGGAGCACCGCCCTTCGTCCCGGCAACACCGCCAGCCAGTGCAGCTGTATTTCTCCGGCTGGTCACATTTGCCGGGCCGTTAACAATTTCCGGCCCGTTTTCACCGACGATGCCAAACTGCCCGCGCGGGATATAGCCGCCGCTGTCATACATCCCCGCAAAGCCATATCCCCATGACGGAAAACCACCCGATGGCATCATCACTTTACCGTCTGCATTCACCGTCGCAGGTTGCTGACGCGTCACGCTTTCCGGCAGTTTCGCCTTTGCAGCCTCTTTACTGACAATGCCGAGTTTATCCAGCAACCAGGAAACGCCGGATTTCAGGGAGTCCAGCGGATGCATGACCATATTCAGCCCTTCCGCCAGTGCCTCCCCGAATCTCCGCCCCATTGCCGCTGCGCTCTGCAGTTCGGCAGAGGTCGACTTAACGGGTGTCAGCAGATCAGTAAACCAGCCCCACAGCGCCTGCACTTTGTCGCCAATCCACTGAAACACAGGCTTAAGTGGTTCGAACGCTGCACTGATGGGACCTGCCGCCGCTTTGAATCCTTCCACCACGCCACCAAGAAATGCGGTGATGGGTTGCCAGTATTTCCAGACAACCAGCGCCACGCCCGCCAGTGCAGTAACCACAAGACCTATCGGACTGAGCAGAGCGCCTAACAGACCAGATATGGCATACAGAGCAACGCGCAGCATCGCCAGCGGGCCGGATGCCAGCACTCGCAGCACCGCGCCTGAAGCTGCCAGTCCACCGCGCAGGACCGCCAGAGGATTCAT